GGGCGGCTGGTGCTCAGGTCAGACACTCTTGGCGAGGCTGGCCGAGTTCGTGTCACCGCGGAGCCTGGCGAGAAGGCCCTTCAGGAGGGCCAGTACCGCGCCGACTCCGCCGGTGAGCGCGGCGTACCACATGCTGCCGTTGAGGGGCTGGGTGATGACGACCCCGGCGATGAAGGACTGAAGGAACGTCGTCACGACGCGCTCGAGGAGGTCGCGCCCGTAGGTCCCAGCGGCTTTCACCACGGTGTCGACATCGGGCAGGGGGAAGTCAGACATGAGGAATCCAATCTCGGGGAGGGGTTGGGAGGTTGTCCCAAGTAACCTTGCTGGTAGGCCACTTGATGGTTATGTAGCCGCACTTGATTGGTATGCTTGCCACATGAGCATTGAGTTTGGAGATCCGCGTCTACCGGAGCGCTTCTGGTCTAAGGCCGAGCCCTTGGCGAGCGGATGCTGGGGCTGGACGAAAGCTAAAAGCATCGGATACGGCAAGGTCAGCTGGCACGGCCGTTCGACGCACGCCCACATCGTGGCCTATACGGTTCTGGTCGGCCCGGTCCCGGATGGGCAGGTCATAGATCACGAGTGCCACGACCCAAAGCGCTGCAAGGGAGGAACGTCCTGCCCCCATCGCGCCTGTGTGAATCCGCATCACATGGCGACTAAGACCAACACGGCCAATACGGCCCCGGGGCGAGCCAGTCACCATAAGAAGACGCACTGCCCATCTGGCCACGCGTATGAGGGGAACAACGTTCTCGTGGACTCCGCCGGAAGTCGGCGCTGCCGCGAGTGTGAGAGGCTCCGCTCGAAGCGCAGGGTGGAGCGGCATCAGGCAGGACTGTCGAAGCCAGTCCGCCATCGAGTAACCCATTGCCCCCAGGGACACGAGTACACCCCGGAGAACAGCGGTGCAGGTGCCAACGGCGCCCGGTATTGCCGTGCCTGTGCTCGGCTCAGACGTTAGACACCTTGAGTGCGTCCCATGTCTCCTTCCCCGGGGGCCACTTAAGGGCGTCACCGGTCCAGCCCTTGTGGTGGTCCTTGTTGTACTTCCGCTGCCACGCCTCATAGGACGCCTTGTCACCGCTACCGATGGTGTCCTTGTTCGCCGAGGACTGGTACCGGTTGCAGCCGACGGCCACGAGCCGGTCGTGCATGGCGGCGACGATGGGTGACCGGCGGCCCATGGTGAACCACGCCGCGCCGGGGAAGGGTTCGTAGCTGGGCTTCGGCGGCGTGATGAACGCGGGCCAGGAGCCCGGGTCCTGGTGGTCGTTCTCGGGGACGTGGGCGTGCGCGTACCAGCCGGCCTTCGTCTCCCACGTCGACTCGGATCGGTGCGACGTGAAATCGACCGGCCGTCCCATCGGCCAGGTGTCCGGGACACCCCACGCCTTCACCCAGGAGTTGAGCTTGTCCCAGCCCTTGCACGGGGTGTCGGTGAGCTTCTCGTAGGCCTTGCCGTCGACCTTGCACCAGGGGAAGAAGAGCGCCTCGATCTGGATGACGACCGAGCCCGCCCGGTTGGTGCGTGTCCCGCCGGCCGAGTCGGCGAGCGACAGGGACCTCGAGGTGGCGGGCATGAACTGGGTGAAGCGTCCGGTGAACGGATCCCACAGGATGTGCGGGGCAACGCCAGCCCCGCCGCTGCGGAAGTACGCGGCGAGGTTCTCATAGGGGACCACGCCCTGCGGTTTCGCCTCGGTGGAATTGCGATCCCAGGTGATGTGGGCGATCGCCTTCGCCGGGCCGCCGTCCGTCGGGGCGTGATTGCCAATGTCGGATCGGGTCGCCCCCGGCATCCAGAGTTCAGGCATGCGAGCCCTCCAGGGCATAAGAAAGCCCCGGCCATGGCGGCTCGGGGCGAGGGGTGCGGGGTGGGTCTGTCAGTTGTTTTCGCTGATCCAGACGGCGGTGACGCGGATACCCCGGTTCGTGGGGATGCTCAAATTGGAGGTGCGGAGAATGACAGCACCGGTGGTTGCGATGGTGCACTCGCCGCTCTCGGTGCCGTCGCCCCATGTCGCGTTGATGGTCTCTGGCGGCTGCCAGCCGCTCGGGAGCGTGCACATGGTTGTGTCGGGCAGGTTTCCGGACGCGAGAGTCACGCCCGCACCGTTGTACTGGCAGGAAATTTCGACGGTGGTGATGCCATGGACTTTCCGGCCGGAAAAAGTGTTGACGCTGAAATCCGTTGAGGCAACCAGCCCGGATGTCGTCGAGGCGTCCAACGTGTCGTCGTTGAGCCGGGCGGCAGTGATCCGCATACCGGCAAGCCAGGTAGTCAACTGTGCCTCTCTCTACAGGGCGACGATGGTCGGGGTGGCGAGCCGAATGTCGGTCCCGGCTGTCTGGGCTTTGCTGATGCCGTTGACAGACCGGGTGACGGTCATGGTCTGTGGGGAGCTGGTGCTTACCGAGGTGGCGGGGATGAGTCGGATCTCGTCGCCGGATACGAGGAGTCCCGCGGTCGCGTTGGTCACCAGATGGATGGCCGCCTGTCCGGCGGTTGCCGGGGCGGTGAAGGTGGCGTCCCACACCTCCCACACGCCGGTGGCCGGGTTGCGGGAGTTCACTGACGTGGTGAGGAATGCGCCGGCGGCGGTGAACCAGTTGATGTTGATGCCGACGTTCGTCCCCGCCTGGGCTGCCATGGCCAGACCGACTGCCCGGTACTGCTGGCCGGCAGTCACCGGCACCGTCGTTGCCTCATAGCGGGGGCTCGCGCCAGCGGCGGTGGTGAGCCGCCCGACAAATGACTGCCGGGTGGTGTCGAAAACGCGCGTCAGGGTGCCATTTGTGGCGAACCAGGCCGCTGTCGACACGTCGAATGACGGGTTGGCGTTGAGCGTCACCCCGGGGGCGACCGCGGTCACGACCTCGCCGCCCACCCGTAGATCCATGGGGTAGTCGGCGAAATCTGTGGTCCACGCCGGTCCGGCCGTCGTCGCGATGGACAGGGTCGTGGCTGTCGCGGTTGCGGCAGCAGCGAGCTGGGAACCGTCGGTGTCCGCGCGGCCGAGGACGGGATCGTCGGCTACCCCCACGAACCACGGGCCGGCCGGGGTGCAGACCAGCGTCACATCCCAGGTAAAGGGTGTTAGGACATGCTGGATTTGCCGGACCATCAGGTTCAGGGGGCCGATGCCTGCGTACACCGGGGTGGAGGTGATGCGGATGACGTCGCCGATCCGCAGCCGGAGGACTGCCGGGATTAGGCCGGGGCGCGCATGAAGCATCATGTGCACCGACGGGTAGCGCGCCTCGTCCCAGGTGCCCAGGTGAGCCAGCCACCCTGCCACCTGCTCGGCCTGGTCGTCCGCAGCCAGCGACAGCGTCACCGAGTCGGCATAGATCCCTACGCCGCCCTCCTCCGGCGGCAGCACCGACAGCGGCCCCTCGTCGATCACGACCCGGCCGGACGAGCCGTTGGCGCGGGTGACGGTGACATCGTTGCGGGTGGTCTGGTCGTCGTAGACCGGTTCCAGCCCGGGGGCCACGTCGCCCGCCGTGTAGTCGAGGGTGACCACCGGGGTCTGGTTTTCCAGATCGTCGCGCCCCCGGTACATCAGCCCCAGACGGTCGGTGCGCTCCAGCAGCACCCCACCGTCGGAGTCGGCCGCCTCGTACAGCAGGTTGATCAGCTCGGCGGGCAGCTGCGGGCCCATTCTCATGCTCAGCCGGCTGATGTCGCCATCGGCAAAAGACAGCGGGGTGGCGTTCTCCAGGGCTAGCCGGTTTAGCCGGTTAATCGCAGAGTCGTTCTGGTACGCAGTCAGGGCACCCCCGAATGCATCGTCGACCAGGGTGGAATCGGAGAACACGGCGATGTGGCCGATTGCCATCCCGTCGAGCGCCGGGGCGAAGCCGTCCTGTGGCGACGCGACCGCCGTAACCCTCCCGACGGTCCCGGTGAACGAAGTGCCGAAACCGGCCGGGCCGCCGCCAACGTCGATCCAGTCGATGCGCCATGTCACGGTGCTGCCGGTCTGGGCAGCGGTAAATCGGACCGACAGCCACTGGTTGAACAGGTCCGGACCGGTGGGGGCGGACAGGTCCACCACTGTGTTCCCGTCGCTGTCGCGGCCTTGGACGCGCGACAAGTTATCGCGGGACTGGATAAACCACTCTCGCACGGTTCCTGTGCTTACGACTCGCATAAAAGTCCACGGCCCGCCGGTGGGCGCCGTGTCGAGCCGGTACACCCACTGGACCCGCCAACTGTCCGTTGCCACCTTGGGCGTCGGAACAGCGCCCGACATGCTGATGAGCGGGCCCCCCTGCGACGAAATCACCGGCAGCGGCAGCGACGAGGCCAGCGAGTCGGCAGATGCCCACTGCACGCCGTCTATCCGTAGCGGCGGAACCCCCGGCAGCGGACTGGACGCCTGAGTGGCGTCAGCGCCTTCCTCCATCGGCCAGTAGGCCTGGATGTTGACGTCGGTCGGGATTTTATGCCGGAGGGTGCTGTCCAGGGGTTTGCGGCCCTGCCCCATGCGCCGCAGGATGCCGGACGCCTGCGCGGGAACCCAGATGTCCTGTCCTGACACGTCCCACATGGTGGGAAGAGCGGACAATTCCCCGTTGAACAGGTACTCGCGGTTGCTCACGTCGGACGGAGCTACCACCGACCAGGTGCGGCCGGCCGAGTCGGCGAACGAGGTAGTTCCGGGGGTCTTCGCCCGGAAATCGGGGCTCGCTACCACGGTGCCGTTGATGCCGTTACGTACCTCCGCCCGGTGGACTCGTCCGATCGGTGAAATCGTCGTAGCCGACGCCCCGGTCGAGATGCCGATCACCAGGGGAGCGGTGCTGTTGAAGATGGACGTCGTTGTTCCGCTGGTGACGGTGGAGAACGCCGTCCATGTTCCGTCGAGTGAATCGGACGTGTAGAAGGTCGCGGTGACGCCGCTGGCGCCGTTGTCCACGTCCAGCGTTGCCCGCACCGCAGCCCGGGGACCGAGCTTGGGGATGCCGTCGGAGAAGGCGGTGCGCGTCGTGGTCCCATTGGCGGTCCACTGCAGAACCAAGCCGCCGTTGAGAACGATCAGGTACCAGGACTGCTGACTCGGGGCGGTGTATTTGCCGATCAGGAACTGCGGCGTCGTGGTGAGCCAGTCGGCGGTGGCCTCCACCCGGATGTCCAGGTCGCCCACGAGGTCGAGCGCAACCGCGTCCGGGGTGGTTGCCCCACCCGCCGTGTCCCCGGTGAGGTTCAGATACGACTCGGGCCCGGGAACCGACACGCGGACCGGGGTATTGCGTCCCAGCTGGCCGTAGTACGGGGACATCGGGTTGGTGGGGGTGTACCGGCCGTCGCGGTTGTTCAGGGTGAACGTGAACGACCCGGGGTCGGCTCTGCTGCCCTCGTCCCCCTGGCCGGTGGTGATGTTGATGTCGTCCCGGGTGTACACGTTGCCGGAAACGTCAGTCCACGTCCCGGCGATTTGCAGCTCGGTGCGCAGGTCCAACGGGGTCTGCGGGAACACCATCAGGCACCTCCGAATGCGACCTGAACATTGCCGCGGCCGTCTTTGCGGACGATGGCACGGATGAGTTTGCGGACCTCGGCAGGCCCGGCGAGTTCGATGCGGATGGTGGCTGGCCCACCGCCGGCCCCGGACATCACCGGAGCCATGGACGGACGCCTGACCCCCGTCACACCGGAGCTCACATCACCCGAGATGCTGGCTGTGACGTCGCCGAGCTGCGAGTGGAGCGCGGGTACCTGGGCGTCGATCCCGGCCATCAGCCCAGACATGAGAGCCTGCCCGGACGGGGCCAGGAGCCGCATGTCGACGGACATCGGCCCCTTCCAGTCGGGGATCATGTTCGTGATCTTGCCGAACTGGTCCTTGAGTGAGCCGATCATGCCCTTCACCCCGTTGATCAGGCCTTGGACGATCGAGCGGCCCGCGCCGAGGAGCAGTCCGCCCAGGTTGCCCAGGTAGCCCTTGACCTTGCCAGGAATGCCCCGGATGAACGACATCAGCGCCGTCGTCTTGCTCACGACGCCCGTTTTGATCTGGTCCCAGTGCTTGATGATGAGCCCGGCAATCGTCCAGTTCAGGAAGAGCTGCCAGATGAACCCGGCGAACGCTTTGATCTTCGCCCAGATCCAGCCCCAGGCCTTCGTCGTGAAGGACTTCACCTTGTCCCAGTTGGCGATGATCAGAATCACCAGGGCGATCACAGCGGCGATGATCCAGCCGATCGGCCCCATGGCAATGAGCCACTGAGCAGCCATCGTTGCCGCCCAGATGACTGCCCGCGCGGCCATCATCAGGAATTGGGCTGCAGCCGTGATCCCAGCCCGGATCACCGCGGCGATCCATGTTCCGATGGAGACGAGCGCACTGCCCACCCACGCGGCGGCAGTCGTCGCAGCCGAGGCGACCGCGCCGGCCGCGATCCGAATGTAGGCCATCAGCCCGACCGCCATCATCCGCGTCCACCCGGCGATCGCCCGGTAGGTCGACGAGTTCAGAAGGTTCGTAGCGGCCGTACTGATCGCCGTGTAAGTGGCGTACACCTTCTGCGCGGCGGACACGGCGAGCATCACGCCCACCACCCCGCCAAGAGCCCCGACCAGCCCCTTGGTGACACCCGTGTTCTGCATCGCGAACTTGGCAATGCCACCGCCCACCTGCGCCAGGTCCACCATGACCGTGCGCTTGAAGCGTTCGAGCGCAGCAGTCGGGTTGTCCCCAACGGTCTTGCTCATCTTGTCCGCAGCACCGCCCACCTTGCCAAGCGCGGCAACGGCAGTCGACGGGTCGAGCGAATAAAGGGCCTTCCCCAGGTCTTCGGCCTGCGTGCCGAACAGTTGCACCGCGAGCTGGGATTGCTTCACCGGGTCTTTGATGCCGCGGAGCTTGTCGAGGGTCAGGTCCAGTGCCGTCGATGCCGAGGTGCCGCCTGCGCCGATCTTCTTGGCCATGTCGCTTGCGGACAGTCCGATGCCCTTGAAGCCGGCCGCCGTGCCCTTCGACCCGTCGACGGCGCGGATCGAAAACTCTTTGATCGCGTCGGCGACCAGGTCGGCGTCCCGGGCGCCGCCCTTGAGGCCCTGGGTGATCAGGCCGATAGCGGTCTGCCCGTCCAGGCCGAACTTCCGCCACTGCGTCCCGTATTCGTTCACCGTGTCGAGCAGGTCGTCGGCTTTGTTCGCCCCGGCCTGGAACCCGCGGGTGATGATGTCGAACGCCTCGTCGGCGTTCTTCGCCAGCCCAGTTTTCATCATCTGCCCGACCGCTGCAGTGACCGGGGCAACGTCCTGGTCGAAGGTCTGCGCCAGCGCGAGGGCCTTCGACGTGACGCCTTCCAGTCCGCCCTCGGCTTGGCTGGTGTCGCCGATGTTCTGGTAGACGCCCTTGATCGCGAGGTTCACGTCGTCAACGGACTCGCCCCAGCCGTCCTTGAACACGTTTGCCGAGACGGTTGCCAGCTTCGCTGCCTCGGTCGGGCCGACACCGAGCTGCGCAGCGAGTTTGTCGCCGGCCGCCTCCATGTCCATGGCTTGCATGACGGACGCCCCGAGCGTCGCCGCGAACCCGGCACCGATCGTGGCCGCGGCGGCGCTGAACTTCTCGCCCATCGCGGACACCTGCCCGGACGCACGGTCGCGGGCCACCAAATTGAAGACGAGCGAGGTATCAGCCACGATCGGTCACCTCTTCATCGCTTCGTCGTTGGCTTTCTTGTACGCGTCCAGCCAGTCCAGGGCCGCGTCGGTCTGTTCCACGGTCATCAGGTCCCACTCCCACGGCCGGATGTGGAGCAGGTGCGCGGCGTTGCCGAGCTGCCTCAGTCGGCGATCGGCAGCCCCGCTTTTCCCGACTCCTCCGGGTCGTCGAACGCGGTCTCGATCTGCTCGTCGAGCATGGCCAGCGCGGCCGCCAGCTCGTCACCGTGCATGGTCTTCAGGACGTTCTCGCGGAACTGCTCGTACTCCTGCCGCGAGTAGTCCAGGGTCAGCTCATCCCACGCGAAATCCACGTCCTCGAAGCGGGTCTTCGGGTGGTCGCGGCGCAGGTAGGTGAACAACAGCGCCCGCCGGCAGAGGCTGTTGCCCTGCAGGACATCGGTGGTGAACTGGGCGAAGTTCTTTCCGGTGCGCCGCTCGATGTCCTCACGCTCCACGGACATGAGCCGCTTCGGTGCGTACCGCCACCTGGTCGGCTCGTCCTGGCCTTCGGGCTGGTAGATCAGAAACATCAGCGGTTTCCTTGCGTAGCTCGGGACGCGAGCCGCCGGGCCATGTCCTCCATGGCCTCGTGCACGGCGCGCATGTACAGGTCTTTGTCGTTCTCGAAGGCCCGGTCGAACCACTGCCGCTTACCCGGCTGGGTACGCCACGGCTCGTGGCCGTAGGTGAGCGTCCGCCACCCGCCCTCGCGGCGGTTGGTGCGCTTGGGCGCGTTCGCGAAGCCCCGAATGCCGGGCGTCTTGAAGGCCTTCACCCGGGCACCGGACCACCGGCCGCCGAGCTTCACCTCGGGGCGAATCTTCTTCGCGATCGCCGACCGCAGAGACGGGCCGCTACCCATGCCCTGGGAGGGCATCGCCATGATCTGCGACTTGGCCATGACCGCCCCGGGCTTGAGGGCCTCGCGCATGTTCTTCGCGAGTTCCTTGCGGAGCTGCTTGCCGTCCTCCTGGGCCCGGATCGCCCGGACGAGAGCATCCAGGCCCTCGTGGGTGACGCGTAGCTGAAACGGTGGCCCCCCGGAGGGCATCAGACGACCGCGCGGGTCACAACCCCAGACGTGGGGAAGCTGACGGATACGGACGCCTCGTCACCGACGGAGCCCTCCACCGGGTTCCACCCGTTGATCAGGACGCTCCCGGTGTACTTCGGGTTGGACGCGCTAGCCACCGAGCTGTCGAGACGAACCTCGAAAGGCACCACCGTCCCGAGCAGCGGCCACATGATCGAGTCGATCTTCGTGGCGGCCACGTCCTGCAGGAACTCAAGGCCGAGTTCGCCGCTCTTCAGACCACCGAGGACTTCCTTCCACCCGAGTGACGCATAGGTGGTGACCTCCTTGTCCTCCACCTCCACCGACACTTCGGCCTTGCGCGTGTAGGACGAGAGGTCGTTCCCGCCGATGCTGACGAACTCAGCCAGCAGCACCATCTTGGCCATGACAGATCACCTGATTCCCAGAGAGACAGCGAACATGAAGCTGGGAGTCGTCCCGGAAATGGTCCAGGCGACCCGGTACTGCGTATCCGTCACCGCGGTGCCGTCACCTCGCAGGATCTGCCCACCGGGCCCGGTGGCCGCCGCGAACGTCAACTGCGTGGTGGGCGAGGCGAAGCCGACCGCATCGTCAGACTCGATCCGCACCGTGATGGACGGTGTCGTGCCGGCCGCAGACAGGACGTGCAACGCGGCATACAGCCGTTTCCCGGCGGGGATGGCGCCGAGCTGCAGCGCGGTACCCGTCCCGGTTGCGGTCCGAGCCAGGCCCGGCGGGTGGCCGATCTGCCCACGGACGACAGGCCAGGAACTCTTCGCGGTCCCGGTCCACGGGGCGACCTCGCCCACGGCGTCACCGAGCTTGTAGTCGCAGCGCAGGGCGTTCGTGAGATAGGCCAGGTTGCCCACCACCGCGTCCTGCGGGCACACAGTCCACGGGCCGACACCGCCGAGCGTCGCCCACGAGGCGTCGTCGACCAGGGACGGATCCCCGGCCTCCCACTGGCCCTCACCGGAAATCTCGGCAGAGCCAAGCCCGCCGAGTACTTCCTTCCACCCGTTGCTGCGGTAGTTGGTGACCTCCTTGTCCTCCACCTCGGAAGACAGCTCGATCTTGTTGGAGGCACCGGACAGGTCCGCGCCCACGGCGAACAACCTGCAGTCGAGCAGCGTTCGCTTGCTCATTACGACGTCCCCTCTCCGATGATTTTCACGGCGAGCTGAGCGCCGACATACGTGGTGCCCTGGTGCTCGTACCAGCGGTAGCCCTGCACCCGCATCACATGCAGGTCGTGCGCCAGACCACCCAGCGCGAACTCACCCGGGGCACCGCGGGCCGCCTCGATCGCGGCCTTGAGCGACGACGGCCCGGAACCGGCGAGCAACGCATCGAGGATCCGCTGACCCGCCCGGTCGTCCGAGGTGCCCACCAGTACCTGACAGGTCAACTCCACCTCGTCGAGCGACCGCCTCATCGCCTTGTCGAAGTCCACCGAGTAGTCCGCGGCGAAGAAATGCGGGACTGTGACCGCGTCCGGGACGTACCCGGTGCAGGTCAGCTTGGCGATCCCATCGGGCAGGACCACCGTGCGGGCCGCGTCGGCGATCGCCTCACGAATCGCTGCCATTTCCACGGTGGCCACCTCGCTTACGCGGCTTGCTCGTGACTTCCTCGGCAACGCCCGATGCGACCAGGTGAGCCGCAGCTGCTGTAGGGAGGTCCGCCGTCGTGCCCTTCGCCGGCCAGGGCTCTCCGTCGCGCAGGCCAGGCATCTCAACGAGCATGCGAATCTGCATGGTTGCCCCTTCTCATCCGAAACCGGGGAGGGTGAACGGTTCGATCAGGGCCCACACGTCCGGGTCACGGCGAGACAGACGCACCACGCCCCACTCGGCGGAGCCCGTGACGCCCTCGGGGCTGTCCTTGCGCCGGTATAGACGGCTGGCCTGGATGAGGCAGGCCGATGCGATGTCGTCCGGGACGGCCGGCCAGCCGAACTTCGCGGTGACCCGGATGCGGGTAAAGGTCGTGCCCCAGATGCTGTTGGCTCGCAGCAGGCCGGTGATGGGGTACCCGTCGGCCAGCGCGTTGTCGGGGCTCGTCTCGTAGCTGCCGGTGATGCCCGTGAACGATCCGCCGGCGGATGACGCGCTCTCCACGACCATGCCGGTGGTGTCGCCGATGTCGTCGACCAGGAGTACGTCGCCGTCTTCCTCGCGGACGACCCGCTGGTGCAGCCGGTAGGTGCGTGCCACCGGGGTGTCGTCCAGCCAGAAGCGGCGCCCGGTCGCCCGGTCGATGCCGCGAGACGCGGACTTGAGCGCCTTGTCCAGCAGTACGTCGCGGGTGGTGTCGTCCGGCTCAATGTTCAGCTGCGCCTTGAGGTCAGCCAGGGTGGCGTACTCGGTCGCCATGTCAGGTGGTCTCCGTGCTCCGCGCCCGGCGGCCCTTCGGCGGCGTCGGCTGGGACGTCGGATCGGCCTTCCCGTCGGCTGGCGCCTTATAGCCGTGCAGACGCAGCTGCTCGTCGACCGCTGCGACCCGCTCCACCAGGCCGTGTTGGGCGCACCCTTCGCGCTCGCGGAGCAGTGCGGCAATCATCGCGTTGTCGGTGGTCATTCCTTCACTCCCGTCGAGCTGATGAAGAGCAGCCAGGCCCCGGGCGACTCGCGCCTCAGGGCCTGGCTGCGGGATGGAACGGATCAGACGCCGGTGAAGCTGGGCGCGAGCAGACCGACGCCCGTGATCTTCTGGGCCTGGTTGTAGCGGGAGTGCGTGTATGCGGCGTAGCCGTACACGACCATGAGCACACCGAGGCTGGCCACGGCAGGCTGCTCCGCCCTGATGTACATCGGGGCGGACGGGTCCTCCCACAGATGGCACTCGTTGCGGTCAGCGACGTAGATCTCGTCCTGGTTGGTGCCAGCGCCGAGGTTCGTCACCACGTTGTTGTCGACGATCACCGGGGTGCCGTTCGGCAGGACACCGCGCACGCCGCTGCCGTAGGTGGTGTTGAGGTTGGTTCCCCCCATCTGCGCGGCAATGCCAGGCTGGGAGATCAGCGGCCACGTCGACGACAGGCCATTCTGAAGCCAGTACCAGCGCCGCGAGTGCATCACGACGATGTTCTCCCCAGAGGCCATGTCGAGCATCGCGCTCTCCACGCCAGCCTGGCCAGCGACGACCTGCGGGTACACCTCGGTCACCTTCGGGGCGCCCGAGGAGTACGTAATGGCGGTAGCCGAAGCGGCCAGACCGGTCGCCGCCTGGTTGAGCAGCGTCGAGTCCAGCGTGGTCGCGTAGCGGCGGAACAGGTCGTCCAGCACGACAGGCTCGATGCCGGAGCCGCGCTCGATCGACTGCCGGGACAGGGTCTGCTGGCCCGCGATCGTCTGCACGGGAATGGTCAGCAGCGTGTCATCCATGTCCGCGAAGGACACAGCGGAGTTCTCCGTGGCCTGGAGACCCACGCTGCTCGGCGTGGTGATCCGCGAGATGTTCACCGTCATGCCCTGCGCAGGCAGGTCATGGTGACGGCAGGCGTCCGCGAACGGACGCTTAGCGGCAGCGGCCGGGGCGTACAGGTCGGTGAGGTACTGCGGCACGACCAGGCCGGAGAAGGCGCCCGTGCCGACGATGCCGCCCGCTCGCTCCAGCTGGTCGCCGCGCTCGGTGCGCTCCTCTGCCATGTGCCGGGCAAGCCGGTCACGGGCCTCGTAGTCGCCGAGGAAAGCGGCGGCGACGTCCCGCTCGAACTGCTGGCCACGACGGTCCTGGTCGGGCCGGTAGGTGCGCTCCTCGGCTCCGACCCGGGCAACCCGGTCGTAGGCCGGGACTCGGTTCGCTGCGGGCGTGGTGCGGGCCTGCAGCTGCGCGATCTCCGCCTCGCGGGCCTGCTCGCGCTCCAGCTCGGCGAGGGCTTCCTGGCGGCGGGTCACCTCGGTGTCCGCAGCGTCGCGGGTAGCGACCCGCTCGGCCACGGCTTCCTCGGTGAGGTTCGGGTCGGAGCGCAGCGCGACAAGCGCGTCCTGCTCCTGCTGTCGGGTGGTGATCGCCGTGTCCAGCGCGGTGCGCGCCTGGGCGATCAGGTCGGCGAGAGTCATCTCGTCCTCCTTGTCGATTGATTCCAGACGCCCCGGTCCAGGTCAGACGGCCACCCGAGGCATGGCGCCGGGCGGGCTCGTGCGCATAGAGCGCAGGGCAGTAACTCCCGCCGGACGGCGGGAAGATCAGGGGTCAGCGGGCGAGCGCGATTTCCAGCAGCGCGCGGGCCCGGCTGCTCGTCGGCGCGGGCTGCTGCCGCAGGCTGCCGACGGTGTAGGGGTTGGCGCCGTAGCCGACGATCGCGACGTCACCGCGGTGGATGTCGTACCGGTTGATCCGGTACTCGGTGTAGTCCGGGGACCACTGGCCCGACTCGATGCGGAACGCGAACGACATCTCGTCGACAAGGCCGGACCGCAGCTTCGGCGCGATGTACGCGACGTCGTAGTCCGCCGGGTCAAGCTGCGGGGCACGCACCGACAGGCCGTTCGCGTCCTCGGTGAGGAACAGCGTGCCTGTGGTCGTGCGGGCCAGGCGGCGCAGTTGGTCGTGCCCCAGGACGAGCGGCACGTCAAGGTCGGCGCGGGCCAGGGAGTCGGTGCCAGCGCCCTCGGTGACGATCTCGGTGTACGGCCCGAACATGTCCCACATCTCGTAGGCCTGCTCGTACACAGTGGCGTGCCCGAGGAACTCCAGGCCGGTACCGTCACCAGCCTCGCGGACCTCAACGCCGGACAGGTGCGCGCGCACCGTGGCGCGGGACGTGGTCTGCTCGGCACAGCGGCGCTGCGAGGGACGGTCCGCGCGCTGGCGTACCTGCTGGGCTCGATCCGCCGCAGCGGCGGCGAGCGTGCTTGTGGTCATGACGTAGCTCCCGGTACGGCGGTCGTGGGCTGGGCGGGGACGGAACGCGAGCCGAACAGCCGGTCAAACTCGGCAAGCTGGTCCTCGGTGAAGGGCGCCCGGTCCTCGAGGGCCCGCGCCTCGGACGGGGCGAGCGTCCTCGAATCGATCTGCGTCTTCACCGTCTGAGCGCGAGCCGCAGGGTCCATGCGCAACAGCGCGTCCGTGGCGAGCTTCACGTACCGCGGGCCGCTGACCAGCTTTCGGCTGAACGCGTCCTCACGGCGGGCCACAGCCGGACCCAGATGCATGATGAGGAACTGCAGGTTGCGCTGGGTGATGCTGGCGTAGGTGATGCTGCTGCCCGACGCGGCAGCGTCGATCATGTCGCCGGGGCAGCCGAAGAACCGGGCGATGTCCCCGTTGCTGTACTGCTGAGCCTCGAGGAACTGGGCCTGCTGGGCGACCGCCTGGACCGGGCTGTACTGCCAGTCCGAGCCGTGCACGAACACATCGCCGGTCGACACGGCCGCCCGGAACGCCTCCTTGGCATCCCGGGCGTTCTTCATGTCGATCGTCTTGTTGACGTTCTTCAGCGTGCCGGAGGGAACAATGCCGGCGGCGAACCAATCCCTCGCGAACTGCTGCGCGTTCAGGGATTCCTCGATCGACCACGCCGCATACGCCACGGGCGACAGACCCAACGGGCAGCCGGCCACGGTGTATTGCTTCTCGTGCCAGACCTCCCACGGGTCATAGTCCGTGCCGCAGATCTTGAACTTCTTGATCTGTGAGCCGTTGGCGATGACGTTGACGTCGCCGATCTCCACCAAGTCGATGCGCCCCGGCAGGCCACGCCCGTCCGGGCCGATCACGCCGGACCTCTCGGTGATCAAACCGAAGCAGTTCCCCGCCCGGTCCAAGTCGACCTGAGTGGAGTACATCCACTCCCTGATGCCAACCTCCTGCCCGCCCGGCGTAACCAGGACGGGCGGCTTGGAAACCTCCACCTGCAGGCCGTTGACCTTGCGGTAGACGTCCACCGGCATCGTCGACACCAGGTCCGCCCGCAGCCGCAGACACGCCCACACCGCGGAGTGCCGCAGTGCCGTGTCGCTGGTGACGCGCACGCTCTTGCCGCCGAGCCGTCCCTCACGGGACAGATTCAGCAGATCCTCGGCGGTGATGATGTTCGCGTCGCGAGTGAACATCTGCTTCAACCTTGACCCGACACCCACGGCAGCCCCCTCTCACGCGAACGAATCCGCAATGTCGTAGTCATCGAGCACGGCCGGCCCCCGGGCGATGAGCGCCCAACGGGCCAGGGTTACCGCGACCAGCGGCGCCACATCGACCAAGCTGTTGGTGCGGTCGATCGTCCACGCGTCGCCCACCCGGCGGGTCCGGGCACCGTTCACCGCGGCGGTCAGCGGCGCCTGGTCGATGTGAACGGCTGTGCCCTGGTTGAGCGCGTCGGCGAGCTGCCCACACGCCTCGGTCACGTCGTTCTGCCGCATCACGGCCAGATGGCCCCTGTGCGGCTGTTCCCTGTCGTCCGGCACCGTGATGCCAGCGGCCACCAGATCGTCAATCAGCGACCCAGCAGGCGCCCCAGACGAGGCGACAGCCACCACCAGCGGGCGCCACAACTCAGCCAGTCTCGCCAGCCGGGGCGCTACCCAGTTCGTGCCCGGCCGCCGGTCCACCAGCTCCAGATGGATCCGGCCGTCCGGCCGCCGCGAGGCAACGCCGATTGACGAGCTTCCCCGGTCCTGCGACACGTCCACCGCCAGCGCCACATCGGTGCCAGGCCGGGACGCCTTGTCGACCAGCCCCGGCCACTGCTTCTTCGGCATGTTCGGATCAGCCGGCGGCGTGGCCTTGCGGGTCCGGTTCAGATAGGCCCGGTCGAACTCGGCCGGGTCCATCTTCTCCAGCTCGGACCGGATGATCTCCTCGGTCACCGTGTAGCCAAGCGCCGGAAGCGTCGACCGCCACGTCGCCGGATCGTCTCGCGGCAGATCGTCCGGCGCGAACCACTCGAAGTAGGCGACGGACGGATGCTCCTCGGTCTTCCACAGGTTCTCGATGTGCGCCCGGCCGGCCGCCCGCTTCTTGTTCAGCCACACGGACTTCTCCGTACCGCCCGCGCTGGCCCACCACAGTTGTGCCATGACCCGGGTCAGCATCGCCGGGCTGAACGCCTGCTCCAGCCGGTCATCCTCGTGCGCGAACGCCTCGTCAATCACGCCCAGGTCGAGCGCGGGCCCGTGGCCGGCCTTCTCCGTGTTCGCGGTGATGCCCAGCTTGGACCGGGTCCGCGTCCAGATGATCGCCTCGTTGCCGTTGCTCTTCCGCGACCGGATCCGCTTGGCCAGGTCCGAGCCCTCAATGGTCACGAGGAACTCGTCTTCCCAGCGCTGCCGGGCCATGCCCCGGGTCTGCGCCGCGTAGACGACGTTCTGCCGCTGCCACGCTGCGATCCGGTGCGTCATCAGCGCCAGGATCTGCTGCGTCTTGCCCTGCTGCCTCGGCACCGACAGACCAACCTCGCGATGCGTGAACAGGCCCGTGTCCGGGTTGATCTCCAGCCCCACATCGAGGACGTACTTCTGCCACGGCATCGGCTCGAACCCGAGCCGCTCCATCACCTTCCACGCACGCGGGCCGAGGCTCGGGAACTCGGTACGGCGCGGCGTCCCCCAACGAGGCGGGCACTCCAGCCCGTACAGCTCCCGGCACTGCGCGGCGAACTCAGGCGGGGGCGCCCAGGTCTCCGAGGTCGTCATCGTCGTCATCGGTGGCCCGCCCCTCCAACAGCTGCGCGAGGGTCTGCCGTAGCTCCCGGTTCAGGTTGGGCAGCAGCTTCCCGTCCTCCCCGCCGGGGATCGGCTCGCCGCAGGTCTCGCACTCACCGGACGCCGCCGTGTCGATCTGGTGCGCCAGGGCGTAGGCCATCTCGGACAGCGACGGCTCGACACCGGTCAGGTCGCCGAGCTGCTCAACGTCGTCCCGGACGGCCTTCTCAACGGGTCCCATCGCCGACCTCCCTGGGATCATTGGGGTACGTCAGACCTGGCGGTGAGATGGTCTCGAAGCCGAGGAACTGATCGAGGGACACCGACCAGATGCAGTCGCCCGGCCCGACGCATCGCTCTCGCGCCTTCTCCTCCGAGGAGAACACGCCGCCGAGGTCCCAATCCGTTGCCCACCCTGAAGCGTCGACGCCCTTGACTTGAGCGAGGATCCAGACCTCCATGACCGCCCCCGCTCATGATCGTTCCGAGGCCATCCGGCCCGGGGAGAGAAAAATAAAAGCAGATCGGAAGAGCACACGTCTGAACTCCAGTCACACAGTGATCTCGTATGCCGTCT